TGACGTGGCCCTTTCCCCTATTCCCAAACCCCAAGGACAAGGGCAACCGAGTCCCTAAATTTAACCCCGACAACCACGAGGATGCACCAAGATGACACAAGATGAAATCATTGCGATGCTCAGAGCATCGTGCGACAAAGACAAAGTAGACCCTGAGCAAAATGGCTTTTGGATAATCCATACTGATGAACTTGAAGCCTTTGCCAAGCTAGTAGCAGAGCATGAGCGTGAGGCGTGTGCCGATATTGCTGAGAATTGGAACAGCAATGGCATGCCTAGAACTGGAGTAGCAAATGAAATCCGAGCAAGGAGAAGAACACATGAAGAAGCTCAGTGAAACCACGGCAAGGACAACCATCGGCATGATGCGTTCAATGGCAAGTCATGTACCAATCAGCCCCTTTCATTTGCAAGCCGCTAAAGATATGGAAGACATGCTTGCAGAACTGTCGGAGTTACGCAAGCTGGGCAGAGGTAGCGGTAAGCGCAATGACGTACTAGAAGAAGTGGCGTTGGAGTTTGAGAAGATGAAAAACTTCGGTGACACAAGCGCAAGCTTTGCTGTGTTTGTGCGGAGTATGAAAAAGTGAAAAGCAATCACAACATCATTCGAGAACTACTCAAACAGTACCCCGATGGTTTGAAGTCAAGCGATATAGCTAAGCTCACGGGCATAGACAATCGTTCTGTCAACAAATCATTGGAGGGTGTGTTTGGTGTGTACGTAGATCGGTGGGAGAAGTCAACTCACCGCAATACACTAGCCGCAATATGGGTCGTCGTTGACGTACCCGAGAACTGCCCGAAACCAAATAACATGGGCAGAAGAACCAAATTAAATTCAAAGGACTGACGTGTTCACGATAAGATGATTTGTGCAAGCCCAGTAGATGCGACCACACTTTGTCGGCAACAAGGGGCGTCCAGTCCTTTGAGTATTGACCTCTTGTTGCCATTCCGCAACGCGACACGAGGGGGCGCGTAATCTACTTTACCCCCTCACCTAATTAACAGGAGGTTGACATGTCAACACCAGAAGTAAAAGTCAAGAAGCAGATACGCAAGATACTAGATGAGTTGGGCGTGTACTACGCCATGCCCATCGGGACAGGGTACGGGAACTCGGGCGTGCCTGACTTCCTTGTATGTGCTAACGGCAAGTTCGTTGGCATTGAAGCGAAAGCAGGTAGGGGTAAAACCACCGCGCTACAAGAAGCCCATCTGAGCCGCATACGTGGCGCAGGGGGGACGGCAGTTGTCATTAACGAAGACAACATACACACATTAAAGGAGGTTTTATCATGACGGAAATGATGTCACAAGAAGAGTTAGAGCAACGTGTTGGAGAGATGTCGGATGCCGAGCAAGCACACTTCAAGCTACTCATACACAAGTTGGTCATGTGCTACGGCAAAGGCAACGCGCAAGCTGTTGTCATCATGGGTCGTGCGGAAGATAGCATAGCGGGAGTCGTCACCCTAAACTGTGATGAGATGGAGGCGTCGCAACTCATGTTGGCGGCAAACGATTTTTTCGGCTTTCTAAACGTCGTGGACGCACCGCCCAAGGAGAAGTTTAATTGACCAAACCATTCGACAAAATAATAACCATCGACTTTGAGACGTACTGGGACAGCAAAGAGTACACGCTCTCTAAGATGACAACCGAGGAGTACATACGCCATGAAAAATTTAGAGCGTTCGGAGCTTGCGTCCATGTATACGGAAGCGATGAACCAATTAGATGGTTTGGAGATACAGAGTTACGTGAGTACCTTGATGGGGTCGACTGGGGACGAACCGCAGTGCTTGCCCACAACGCACAGTTCGATGTATCAATTATGGAGTGGAGATACAACGCCCGACCATGTTTCATCTTCGACACGTTATCGATGGCGCGAGCTTTACGTGGCGTGGAAGTTGGTAACAGTCTTGCCAAGCTTTCCAACGACTTTGGACTTGCCCCAAAGGGTAACGCTATTTACTCGACAAACGGATTGTCCGAACTTACCCCTGTTGTTGAGGAAGAACTTGCGAACTACTGCAAACATGATGTGTATCTGTGCGAGGAAATATTCAAGAGACTTGTTGTTGCTTACCCATCCAAAGAGTTAAGGCTCATAGACATGACGCTCAAGATGTATACGCGTCCGCTGTTGCAATTAGATCAACCAATGTTAATCAAGGCATTAGCCGAGGAAGGAAACGCTCGTGAACAACTACTTCAGAGGCTCGGCGTGGAAGATGCTGAGTTGGCATCGAACCCAAAGTTTGCTGAACTACTTACAAAACTCGGTGTGGTTCCGCCAACCAAGACAAGTAAGACGACAGGCAGGACAACACTTGCCCTCGCTAAAAATGATGCCCTATTTCAGACGTTGCTTAACAGTGAACGTGAAGACGTTGCCTTACTTTGTCAAGCGCGTCTTAAAGTTAAATCAACCACTGAGAGAACGCGTGCCCAAAGATTCCTTGACATCGGCAAACGCGGCACGCTTCCGGTTCCGCTCTCGTACTACGGGGCGCAGACGGGTAGGTGGACGGCGGCCAAAGGCTCGGCCATCAACATGCAAAACCTCAAGCGAGGTTCGTTCCTACGTAAAGCAATTATGGCTCCCGAGGGCTATCAACTGGTCGTTGGGGACTTATCTCAGATTGAACCGCGAGTTCTCGCATGGCTTTCGGATTACCAAGATATGCTCGACATCTTCAAGGGAGGTGGTGACCCTTACGCGGCTTTCGGGGCTCAAATGTTTAACATACCGAACCTCACCAAAGACTCTCATCCAGACCTACGCCAATCTGCAAAGTCTGCGCTACTTGGGTGCGGTTACGGCCTCGGTTGGGCTTCGTTTGCCTCTCAACTACTCGTCGGATTCCTCGGTGCACCACCGGTCAGGTATTCGAAAGACTTTGCTAAGAGGTTAGGCGTTGACTCGGAGTACGCTGAATCATTCGCCAAGTGGAACGGCAACGACGAGAAGATGTTTGACATCCCACACACTTGTTCTACCAAGGAGTTGTTGCATCATGTGCTTGCGTCCAAAGCTATCATAGATACGTATAGGAGAACCGCGCACCCTGTTGTAGCGTTCTGGAGTCTCTGTGAAACAGCTTTACACAGGGCGCTTGTCAATGGTGAGGAACTGGTGTATAAATGTGTTACGTTCCGCAAAGGTGAGATAGAATTACCAAACGGGATGAAGTTGTTGTACCCCAATCTTCGCTATGAGAAGGACGACAAAGGTAGGAGCCAAGCAGTCTACGGGCCACACGCTACCAAGTTGTATGCAGGGAAAATAACGAACAACATTACGCAGGCATTAGCACGTATTGTTATGACGGATGGTATGTTGAGGGTAGCAAAGAAATACCCAATCGCAGGCACAGTGCATGACGAACTGATTGCTGTTGTACCTGACGATGAAGTGGTTGACGCTAAGACTTGGGTCTTGGCGCAAATGACTATGGAGCCAAGCTATATGCAAGGTATTCCATTGGACGCTGACGGTGGCGCTCACCGTAGATATGGGTTAGCAAAAAACTAGGAGAAGCAATGCAGATACCAAAACAAGTATCGGTTGGCAGAAAGACGTATGTCATTACCCGACCGCACACAATCCAAGACCCTGCGTCTTATGGGCGCACGTACTACGACGAGAACCGCATTGAGATAGCGCGGTTCGACAATCAAGGCAACACGTTTGAGCAAGAAGAAATCGACGACACGTTCTGGCATGAGCTTACACACTGCATCCTGTACGACATGGGCAACAGCCTGTGTGACAACGAGCGCTTCGTTACAGCTTTCGCCAACCGCCTTTCTCAAGCAGTCAACTCAGCAAAATTATGAAACAACCCGCATGGTCACACTCAGCCCTCAAAGATTTCGAGGGTTGCCAACGCCGATACCAAGAGGTCAAGGTCTTGAAGAACTACCCGTTCACTGAGACTGAGGCAACACGTTACGGCAATCAGGTACACAAGGCTATTGAGGACTACATCGGAGAGGGTAAACCAATACCGCCTGAGTACTCACAGTTTCAACCTGTGGTGGACGCCATGCTGAAGAAGAGTGGGCGCAAGCTTGCCGAGTATGAGATGGCGCTGACTGTCGACCTCAAGCCAACAGGTTGGAAAGACAAAGACGTATGGGTGCGCGGCATTGCTGACATCCTAGTCGTTGACGACGACAACCTCACAGCTTGGGTGGGTGACTGGAAGACTGGCAACAACAAGTATCCGGATAGAGATCAGCTTGTCCTGATGTCGCTCATGGTGTTTGCCCACTTCCCACACATCCGCAAGGTCAACTCTGCTCTGCTATTCATTGTCAAGAACGACATGGTCAAGATGTCGATGGCGCGAGAAGATGCCGACAAACACTGGTGGGACTACCGCGAGCGTACTGCGCGGCTTGAAGCTAGCTTTGCCAACGATGTGTGGAACCCAAACCAAACACCTCTGTGCGGGTGGTGTCCAGTAAAAACCTGCGAATTTAATAAGAAACACTAGGAGAAACAAATGGCCTTACATTCACCAAACGAGTTCACGCAAACCCCATGCAAATGCCACATTTGCCATCAAGAAATTAGAGAAGACCAATACGCCATCGAGCACTCAGACCATGGCGTGCTATCGCAGAGCACAGACCCCCGAGTGGCCAACATACACGACCACATTGAGGGCTACGTGTCATTGTGGTTTCACCCAGAATGTGCGACAGTTATGGCGTTGCGCCTTGCTCATGACGTAATGCGCGTCAAAATGGGTAAAGATCAACCCGCCCGAGTGGTAGACAGCCTAAGGGCGATCTCAAAAGTTAACCAAGCCAGATAGGAAAACTCATCATGCCTTACGCACCCGGCAACCGCCCATCGTATGAACCATATCAAAAAACTGAGAAAGCCAAGAAAGCTAGAGCCGCTTCAAACAAAGCGCGGCGCATGCTTGAACGTGAAGGACTAGTACATAAAGGAGACGGCAAAGATGTCGACCACAAAAAGCCATTATCAAAAGGTGGAACGACCACACGTTCGAATCTCCGCGTCAAAGACGCGAGCGCAAACCGTTCGTATGCGCGAAAGTCAGACCACTCTATTAAGTGACATACCTACTACAAGACTTATTGATCTCTGGGTAGCGCGTTGGGGACATGACTGGGTTGATCTACAGGATGTAGTAAGCGACCCATTCTACAAAGACGCGTATGACCGAATGAGAAGAGAAGGTGAACTTGAGGTTCACTTCCTAACCGACCGCTCTAAGTATGTGTGTCGCAACCCAAAATAAATTAAGGAGAAGCAAATGGGAATGGTAAAAACTAAGATGATAGAAGATGCGTTAGATGCGCTGAACAGATCTATGGCTACGTTCAACCCTAACAATCACCCTGTGTACTCAATACCTTTATCCGAACTTGTCAATCTATGGCGTGCAAAGTTTGGGGATACGTGGATAGACGTATCGGAGTTAGACGATGACTTTTGGGAAGACGCATCTGCACGCTTACATAAAAACAAATTGATGGAAGAACTTGACCATCACTCCGGTAACACGCCTTGGGCTAGGTTGAGGGAAGATGTGTAATGCAAATCGTCGACGACAAGGCGCTTGTACTGCGCACACGCAACCCACACAAGTACGCGATCATTCCGAAGCACAAGATCATCTCTGAGTCAGAGGGTATCTTTGAGGTAGCTGTGTACTGGGGGCTCGATGAGTCTCGCGTGCTACGCAACCTCGGTGTGAAGGATGTGCCATCGCCTATCACTAGGCGCTATGACTGGCCGGGAAAGTTTATACCAATGGCTCACCAAATAGAGACAGCGGCTTTCCTCACACTTAACCGCAGAGCGTTCTGCTTTAACGACCCCGGAACTGGCAAGACTTTATCTGCGCTATGGGCGGCTGACTTCTTGATGAAGCGTGGCGAAGTTCGTCGCATACTTATTCTCTGCCCCTTGTCCATCATGCACAGCGCATGGATGGGTGACATCAACCGAAGCGTGATACACAGGAGTGCCGTTGTCGCGCACCACTCTCAAGCTAGTCGGCGCATTGAAATGATTCAGCAAGACTACGAGATTGTGATTGCCAACTATGACGGCCTGAACTTGATTGCTTCTGAGATCACCGCTGATGGTAGGTTCGACTTGGTGATTGTCGATGAAGCCAACGCATACAAGAACCCGTCTACTCGCAGATGGAAGACACTTGCGTCAATCATCAAGCCTGAGACATACCTGTGGATGATGACGGGTACGCCTGCATCGCAGTCACCAGTGGATGCGTACGGTCTTGCTAAGTTTGTTAACCCAAGCGGTGTGCCTAAGTTCCAGACATCGTGGCGCGACAAAGTGATGAACAAGATCAGCATGTTCAAGTGGGCTCCGAAGGCTAACGCCAAAGACTTAGTGTTTGCGGCGCTTCAACCTGCAATACGTTTCACCAAAGATCAATGCCTTGACTTGCCTCCTGTCATCACAGTCACACGCGAAGTGCCAATGACACCACAGCAGGCTAAGTACTACAAGCTACTCAAAGAGCAAATGCTTTTCCAAGCTGCCGGAGAAACAATCAGTGCCGTCAACGCAGGCGTTGCCGTAAACAAGTTGCTACAGATTAGTTGCGGTGCCGCGTACACAGACGAGAAAGAAGTTGTAGAGTTCGATGCCGCGCCTCGCCTTGGTGTATTGGAGGAGGTGTTAGAAGAGACAAGCCGCAAGGTCATCATCTTCGCGCTGTTCCGCTCAAGCATTGATACCATTGTCAAGTATCTTATTAAACACGGCTACGCCGTTGACCAGATTCATGGCGACGTGTCTGCAACCAAGCGTGGTCAGATCATCAACGACTTTCAGACCACCGACAACATCCGCGTGTTGGTGTTGCAACCACAAGCGACCGCACACGGGATTACCCTAACTGCCGCTGACACAGTTGTGTTCTTCGGCCCACTGATGTCTGTTGAGATGTATACGCAGTGCATAGCACGAGCCGACCGCAAAGGTCAAGACTCAGACAAGGTCACTGTGGTGCACATTGAATCAAGCCCGATAGAAAAGAAATTATTCAACGCAATGAATACAAAAGTTTCCGATCACGCTTTGCTTGTCGGCATGTTCGACAGTGAAGTAAAAAATATTTAAGAAAGGAGTTGCAAATCAATTTAATCGTGCTATGCTGTCAAACCATTGACAATAAAATAATTTAAGGAGAAGCAAAATGTTAGCTATAGATGATGAGGAGTCTGCTCCTCAGGAAGCGCCGACAGAGGTCACTGTCCCCATGGACAAGTTGGCGAAGGTGTACCGCAAGATGCAATCACGCATACAAGAGTTAACCGCTCAGTATGAGAATGAGATTGAAGACATCAAGCGTCAGCAAGAAGCGGTGAAGATCGCGCTTAAAGACCAGATGCTCAAGCTTGGTGTATCAAGTGTGCGCACAGACCAAGGTACCGTGGTGTTGTCTACCAAGACACGCTACAACACACAGGACTGGGACTCGTTCAAAGAGTTCATCAAAGAACACGATGCGTTGGACTTGTTGGAGAAGCGTATTGCGCAGACCAACATGGCTACGTTCTTGTCTGAGAATCCCAGTCTAGTCCCCGCAGGGCTCAACTCTATGACAGAGTACGCCATTTCAGTTCGTAAACCAACCAAGTAATCAGGAGAAAACTATGAGCAATGTAGCTCTATTCAACCCATCCCAAGCCCCCGCGTTCGCAAAGAACCGCACCTCGTTGTCCCCCATTGCCAAAGCCCTAGCCGGTGGTGCAGTCGGTAACCGTACCAAGAGCATCTCCATCAAAGGCGGTGTGTTTCGTTTGAACGAAGGCGGCAAAGAGATCGCCGCTATCGAAGAGCGCTACCTCGATGTGGTGATTGTCAATGCCGCGCCTGATGTTTCACGCGTGTTTTATGCGAAAGCATACGATGGTGAAGTGTCTGCGCCTGACTGCTGGTCACAAGATGGCAAGACACCAAGCCCCGAAGCAAGCAACCCACAGCACAACAAATGTGACGGTTGCGAGCAGAACA